CCTGTCCACAACGCGCGCCCACTCAGAGCCGGACTGCTTCTCCACGGTGTACCGCGCCACCGGCTGCGCCTCCCCCTGCGGCTCCTGCGCCGGGCAAGGCACTTCGGCTGCAAGGGCGGACATGACGCGCCACAGGACATTGCTCCAGCCTCGCCAGTCCAGATTGGCAAATTCCTCCGCGCTCTCGTGCGACCCACTGGCGAACCGACGTAGCCGGGCGAGGATGCTGCGGACATTTTCAGCCGTGTAGTGGTGGTCCGTCCCTGTCATGGATGGTGCTGCTGCGAGCAGACTGCGGCAGTGCTCACGGAACATGCAGGCGTTGTGCGGTCCCTTGATGCCGTCCGCGATGTCTGAGGGCACGGCGGGCTGCGCTCCCTGATGCGCTGCAAGCCGGAACGGCGGATCAGCGATGCAGTCGGACAGGTCTGCAAGCGCCTGCGTTGCTTCGCCTTCTTCATCCACATAGCGGCTGGTCGTCAGCAAAGATTCCACAACCCGGTGCAGTTCTTCGATCCCGGCGCGGGCCTTGTCGGGTAACTGCACCTTGCCCTGCGGCTCTTGCTGCGCCTTCACTGGCCCAAGAGTGCGGGCAGCTGTGGTGTAGAGCGGGGTCGAATACTCGGCCGCAATTTCTCTTGAGAAGTCATCCGGCGCTTGCTCATAGGCCGCTTTCTCGTCGGCGGGCATGACCTTCATGCCGCCTTTGTGCATCCACGCCGCAGGCTCTTGCTGCGCCTTCACTGGCCCGAGAGCGCGGGCAGCTTGCCATCCCTTCCAGAACAGCGTCCAGTCTCGTGAACCAACAGGTGCGCTCGGGTAGTCGAAAGCCGTGCAGGCGTACTCATGCTCAGCAGCTTTCCGCTCGTCGGAGGGCTGAGACTGCATTTGCGCGAGTAGGGCTCGGCCTGCGATGATTGCAGATGTCCCTTGCTCGTAATACCTCACCTGCGTGATCACATCATCCAGCGCATCCACCAGCGCCTTCACGGTGTCTATTGGGTTGATGGGGTTGGTCATTGCTTCGGAGCTTTCTTCCAACGCTTCGACTGGAAGCAGTAATAGATGGGAGTGATCTGCTTGAAAGGCATATGCAGCAGATGCCGCTTCTTCAGCTTTCGGATGCTCACAACGTCTCTCCCTTCACAGGTTCCGCAGGTTCCAATGCGTCGATGGCTGCGATGGCGACAACAGCCCTGCAGTTGTGGCAGTTGCATTCACCAATCGGACTGCATGCGTAGTTGGCAAACGGCTTGAGAGATGCGCGCGCCTGCATCAGCAGCTCCCGCTGTCGCTGTACAGTAGCCCGGAGTTCTTCCACTTCAGTCATGTTCATTCCTTAGAGTCACACCTTTCAACAGGAGGTTTCCCGTGAGCAATCCCCTGAGCCGAAGCACGAGGCACTTTGCAGCCCTCTGCAGCCTGCTCAGAGCCGCTTTCAGCACCCTCCGAAGGGGTAGGTACCTGCTCAGGCTTCGGAGCGCTTGTAGAGCCTCCTGTCCGAGAATCTGTAACAAGCTCTTGAGCTGGAGTTACATCATAGCCGGTGCCAGCTTGAGGGGCTTCGGAGCCTCCACCGCCACCGCAGGTGGTCAAGACAACCAGGAGAGGAATCATCATTAAGGTTTTCATACTTCAAGGTCAGGGTTAAAGTTTCGAGGCTCGTTGATGAATGTAAGGTGATCGACACACCTTGTCAAGTCTTCAAGGACTTTAGGCATTCCATACTTCAAGACATGATGACTCAACTCCATTACCGCAAAGACGTAAGAGTACTCTTCGTTATAAGTTTCCTCTGAAGCCTCAGGGCCTTCGGCAACGACAACAAATTCAGTCAATCTCCACCTCTTTAAAGTCTCTTTAAGGTTTTATTTACTTTAAGGATGTATTAACTTAAGAGTCTTCAAGGTACTTTAAAGACTCTAGAGTTCTCTACAGTATCCTATAAGGTCTTGAGGGTATCAGAAGTCTTCAAGCTCGTCAAGCCCCTCAAGGCCCCTCAGGGTGTCGTGCTCAGAGATCAGCTCTGGTCGGTCCCTGAAGGGCAGGTGAGCAGACTCCCCAACGACACTCAGGCAGGGGCTGCACAGGTCCAGGAAGTTATTGGTCATGGAGTGCTTACGGGTAGCTTCGTATTCGGTCAGCCTTTGGTCGCAACAGGAGCACCTCACAGGCTCACCTCAGAGGCGTTATCTACCCACATAGCACCTACCCCCTTAGCTTGCTCAGAAGTCGTCTGTTTGAGGCTTGTAGTCACGCTGGAATCCATCCTCTTGCCTACCCAGAAGCCTGCATCGTTCTTCTCCATGCCTTTGAGCATCATTTCTTCCATTGTCATACACCTACGGTCCTTCCCAAAGTCCCCGGTGCGGTGCTTGTCGAAGGCAAAGGTGGAGTTAAAGTATTCCCCACAGCCTCTACACTGGTTCCTGTCACCTGTCAATCTCATTCTTGGTTCCTTTCTTTCATCATTGCATCTGCTATCTCGTAGGCTCGCTGCGAGACAACCTTAAACTCTTCCGTGGCGTCATAGCCGACAGGGACCACAGCGCCGTGGAGAATCTGATGCATGGCCTTGGCTGCGAAGTAGTCGCGCAGGGTCATCTCCGAAGTCAGGAGAGGCTGCTTAAAGGCCTGTGGTTGTTCTAGCTGTTGGGAAAGCCAAGGACGGTTGAAAGGGTTGAGAGGGTATCCATCTTCCATGGTCAGATCACTCCTAGTTGCTTGCGGACTTCTTCCAGCTTCTTACGGTAGTATTCCTGTGAGCTAGGCCAAGGCCACATAGCATCATTCCAGGCATCATAGAGCTGTGCATGGTTGTCGGACTCCTGAGCGATGGCTTGGAGTTCCTTCCTACCTGCATTGCCCTTTAGCCACACGGATTGCTCATCAGCCATCTCGTAAGACCAATCGAACTCACTGAGGGCTTTGTCGTATTCTTTGAGGTCCATAGGGTTACTCCTTGACGATCCGAAATACACTCTCGTGCATTTCGTTGTTATAACAGAAGTTCTCTACCCAGCTTCTCGCATAAGCCAAGCCACCAAAGCTAGCAACAACCACACCAGAGTTAGCATACACCACCTTGTACATAGTTCTCCTTAGAACTTTAAATACTAAAGCCACAAAAAAAGAGCCCACCTGAGTAGGCAGACTCTATGTTACAAAAACTTATCAGGGATTTCAACCTCAGCGCCTACTCTCATGTGCACGAAGCAGCGCATGACAGCCTCACAGGGGTTATTCCCTCTTTGGTTGAAGAATACAAAGGCAGAGCGGCTGACGTTAGGCTTAGAGCCCCGTGCAGTCCATCCCGGAGCACCTTCAGGCATCCTGAAGACATCAATCTCGTTCTCCTTGAGGACTCTCAGGAAGTGGAGCCCACTACCGCAGTAGTCAGGGATAGCGTCAGGGTTACGATTCAGCCATTCAGGCTCGTACCCATCGGCCAGCCCTGCTGCATAGTTCAGGGCCTTGCCTGTGAGTCTAGACGCAAGGACTTTCATGATTCAATCCTTCTTAGCCACGATACCGGGCTTCGTGATGGTATCAAGGATTTGAGACATGAGAGACTTCACCTCCTGGAGTTCCTGCTTCACAGTGTCCAGCTCCGAAGCAGTCTCAACGGCCTCCGCAGGAGCAGCCTGTACGGTTTCCTTCACCTTCTGAGCCTCTTGAGCCTGAGCCTTGAGTTGTTCCTTCTCGGCCTGCTTACGTGCCTTCTCGGCTTCAGCCTCCTTAGCCTTCTGGAACTTCTCAATCGCACGAATAGCCGTAGTCTTATCGTAAACGACATAACGACGACCCGAGGGCATCGGAATCTCAGCCGAAGGGATCAGACCCAGCTTGTCCAGCTTCGTGCGAGCCTTCGGAGTGGTGCTGTGCATCATACGAGCCAGAGCGGTGATGTTGATTTGTTCAGATTGACGAGCCATGTTCAATTCTCCTAACAGTTACTATAGGTTTAATCCGTCAAGAGTCCCTTGTTACTCCCTGAAACTAACTTCTTATTGTTTCTTTACTTAACCAGGACACCGAACCAGTGCAGCATCAGAGCTGCAAAGATGATCCCGAGTGTGACAGCCAATGCGATATCTCTTAGTCTCTCAGCCTTTGAAGGTCTTGTAAAGAGTAATCTATCCATGTTAGCTCCTATGTGCTTTGTGGGTGCCGATAAGCATAGCATAAAGCATCCGATGAAGTGTCTTCTTTGTCAAGTACCCTAACAGAAAAATATCTTTACCGTCTTCAAGGACTAAAACTAATCCTTTAGGATTCTCTTTGACTTCATAGGCCCTGCCGGTGCGCTCTTGGAGCTGTGAGGCTAGGCCGTGGAGCATGTCCGTGGAGTACTTAGGCGAGCTCATCGGGTATCTCTACTTCATCGCCCAGCTTGGAGGCTACGTAGCAGCGCATGGCAGCTTCAAGGGGCGTTGCTCCTCTACCCAGCACGAATGCCGTGTGTGATTCAGCTACCCAACCTGTCAGCCTTGCTGAGACAGGCCAAGGAGCAATCCCCTCGCGCTCAATGATTGGCCCTCCCTGTGCCCAATCCGTGGAGTACTCAGGCGTAGGGTTCCCCCAACCATGTTCGTAGCCTTGCCATGCTTCGTATCCGTCCTGTGCAAGCATCCAAGGACAGCGCCACTCGTGTCCTTCAAGCCGCGCCACGACATGATTAAGGGCGTTGCCGGACAACTCAGAGGTTTTAACTACTTTCATTGTTCATTCTCCAAGGCTCAACCAACTAACATGCTCTGCAGTCACCGACAGGATAGTAGCCCTGTTGATTGCTCTGTAGTCCTGCTTTTGCATGTCGAATGCTGTGATGTACTGCTCAGGGTTGAGCGTTGATTGTCCGCCCTTGAGGTGCTTCGTGACCCCCAATCGACAGACCATCTGACGCACTGTTCCGTCCTTCTTTATGAACCGGACAGTTACTATGCGGCCATGGCTATCAAGGATTAGGTTATCTAGCTTCATGGTCAGACGTTACGGTACACAAAGCCCGTTTCGGTTTCGGCTACAAAGGGTGTTTCAACCTCCAGGAATGCCTTAACAGCGTCTTTCTTCTCTTCCTCATCTGCACAACCAGACAGGTCAATGCTGTAGTTGTCCGCTATATCCTGCACAGAGTCTTCGGTGAAGTCACAGCAGATGGCGATAACGTCAAGCTCCATCTCTTCTCCGCAGCTCTCTTCGTAGTCCTCCAGATAATCGAACAGAGCCTTGAGCCCTTCATAGCTGAAGTTGTCAGGACGAATGCGCTTGAAGGCATCGTGGAAGTCATAGAAGTTGACGGTCTGTTTCATGGTTCAATTCCTTTGAAGGTTTAACGTGTGGATAGTATGACAGGGAATGTACTTTAGGGAACTTAGGGGAAACCCTAGTTTTAGTCCTCAAACCCCAGGTTTTGTTTTTCTTCGTCGGTCATCTTGTCGAAGCAGTAAAGCCACAAGTCGCCATCCTGATAGAGCCGATAGACAGAGCCCTCAGCATCCGTATAGCTGGCATTGTCCAGAATATCCGTCCATGCATCCCAATAGCTCTTATGGTCCGGTCCTGCATTGCAAGCTTCAACGGCCCATTCCGTGAGCCCTTCCCAATCATTGAGGATGATCGACTGTACGAAATCTCTAGGGATGTACTGACCGCGTGAGTCAGACAGAAACAACATGACAGACTCACGGATCACGGTATCGTTGCGCTTTGACATGGTTAACTCCAATGTTAGGACAGAGTAAAACACTAGGCAGGGCTTTAGCGTTACAAAGCCGTCGCCGGCTTCGGTGCCTTACCAAATATCATCCAATAGGCCAGCGTGAAGCAGTAGCCTTTGCTCTGCAGGTACTCAATGGTCCATTGCAGGCCATGAGTCTCAATGTTGCTCTGAATCATCCATCGTTGCATGGCTCAGTCCTCCAAGTCTTCACAGGTGGTATTGACGAACAGGTCAGCCTCCACGGCAGTGGCGAAGACTTCCACCAACTGACCATCGTAGTAGGCTCCCCAAGAGGGCAGACGCTCCCCACAGTCGATCATCTCGACAGTAAACAGGCGACGCTCCAGCTTTTCCATGGTGGTCCTCTTACTTAGACAGCTGCTTCAGGGCTTGACCCTTCAGATCATAAACATCGGGCTTGTCCGACAGGTCAAGGATGCTACAGGCCTGCTCCAGTGCCTTAGGAGCCGACAGGCCAGCCAGCATCAGGTGGCGAGACAGGTTGACCAGCACGGATACCGTATGCAGGCTCTTGGCGAGTGGCTTGGAGGCATTCATTGCTTGCTCCTAGTGGTTGCTGTTTCGATGTATCTAGTGTGCCTGTGTGCCCGTACTCTTGCCAATTGATTGTTCCTAAGATACTTCAAGTCTGATAGTCCTAGACTATTCTGCTAGGAACTGACAGTGATCCTATATATAGGACAGAGGACTAGGATCAGGACTCTAGGGACAGACCACAGGGTTGCTCTAGGTATGACTCATAGGCTCCCTCCTAGTCCCCCACTCCAATCCTTTGAGCAACCCGAGAGCTAGACCCCAGAGCTAGCCCTGCAGTACCCTGGAGTGCTATCAAAAGCATAGCAAGGTAGCTCAGCCTGTGGATAACCTGTGAGTAACCCTGACTGGAACCTGACTATTTGACATAATGATTGACGTATTGGTGCCCGACAGGCCCGATGAGCCTAGCTCTAGGGCAGCTCATGAGTGGACAAGCTGTGGATAACCTTAGAGCTCAGCCTTAGGGGGGGAGGGCCTGGCTGGTGTTGCTATAGTGGCGGTAGCCTCTAAGCCACTTAAAAGTAAAAAATAAGGAAAAGTAGACCTCTGGAGTCTGCTATAGAAATGATAGCTAAGTACCTGTCAGTCTTGTAAGAATCCTGTAAGGAAGCCTAGAGGCTAAGACACCATGAATAAATGATCCTCAAAGAGCCTCAAGGGTGGCTAGAAGGAGGCAATCTGAGCACCCTGGAAGGGGAGCTTGAAGGAGAAGCCCTGAACATATACCTGTATGAAACCCCATGGTTCATGTACTTATATGTAAAAGTTCTGTAAAAGTACTTGACAACTAAGTACTAACTATGGTAGAATAGCTCTATAGAGAGAGAGAGTTACCTTAGAGTCAAGTTTAGAAGATGTTGATTAGCTTCAAATACTCAACAGCCTAAAGGTAAGCTCTAAAGTTACTTTAAAGTAGGAAGACAATAAATTTAAGGAATCCTGACTCAAAGGGCCTTAAGGTTTGTTGTCTTATAAAGGTTGTCTTCCCCTTACGGGATAAAGGACTAAAAGTATGGAAGAAATTAAAGTAGAGGCACCTATGGTTGTGTCTACTGAAGAAAAGGCCCCTGTCGTTCCAAAGAAAAGAGGCAGAGGGCGTCCGCCTAAGTCTGACCTTCAGGCTGTCAAGGATCGGACTAAAGGTAAAGTAGGCAGGCCGAAGGGCGACAGTGGGCGGCTCCAAGAGTTCAAGGAGCGGCTTCTGGCTACCGGAGGGAACCGGATTATTGACACCGTAGTCCGTATTGCTCTTACGGACGGACATCCAGGCCAGATGGCAGCATTGAAGCTCGCGTTAGATCGCGTTTTACCTGTGAGTGTCTTTGAAGCTGCAAAGAACAGCGGGATAACCCCCACCGTAACAATCAACATCTCTTCTCTGGGGGAAACCCCTACGGTTGAGTCCGCTCAGGTGGAGGTCTCGGATGTGGACTATAGGGATGTCGAAGAAGAATGAAGTGCTGCGTCAAATGTAAAGAAACTAAGCCTTTAGAACTCTTCGGAACCCGAAAAAGTAATCCTGATGGTAAGCGACATCGCTGCAAGGCTTGTGAGGCTGTTGACTCAAAGGAATTACGACAACGCCAGTTAGCGCAAGACTACGAAGGCACAAGAGCAAAGGAACGAGCCCAGAATCTGAAACGTACTTTTGGAATGACTACGGAAGAGTACGACCGAAAGATGGAGGCTCAAGGGGGCGTCTGCGCGATATGCGGAAAGACCTGCGTGTCAGGGAAGCGACTTGCGGTAGACCATAACCACTCCACAGGAAAGATTAGAGACTTGCTTTGTGGCAACTGCAACGGAGGCTTAGGCAAATTCAAGGAAGACCCTGAACTGTTCCTTAAAGCTGTTGATTATTTAAGGAGACACAATGGCTAACTTGAGCTGGCAACTTTTGCCCTGGCAGCTCCAAGTCTGGAAGTGTCCTGCCCGCTTCAGAGTCATTGCCGCAGGGCGACGTACCGGAAAGTCCAACTACGTTATCAAGAGGCTCTTAGCCAAGGCCCTAGAGGCCCCTGAAGGCTCCGCAGTGGTGTACGTAGCCCCTACCTTGGGACAGGCCCGGCAGATCGCCTGGGACGCCTTACAGGAACAGGGCAAGGGTGTCGTCAAGAGTGCTCACGTTAACAACCTTGATATTGTCCTCACCACAGGACGTAAGATTCATGTAAGGTCTGCTGAGAACCCTGACACCCTCCGAGGCTTGAAGCTGTACTACGCAGCCATTGACGAAGCAGCCTTCACCAAGGATGACACTATCTGGACAAAGATTCTACGTCCTGCCTTGGCGGACTTGGAAGGTGAAGCGGACTTCATCAGCTCCCCTGACGGGCGTAATTGGTTCTATGAACTGTACGAGTATGCCCGTAAGGGTGAAGACCCTGATTGGGCTGCTTTCCACTTCACTACCTTAGATAACCCTACGATCCCTGTAAAGGAGATTGAGGCTGCTAAGAAGACTCTGAGCACTCTGGTCTACAAGCAGGAATTTGAGGCGTCATTCAGTACCTCCGGTCAGGAAATCTTCAAGGAAGAATGGATCAAGGAAGGCCCTGAGCCTGAGTATGGCTCCTACGTCCTTGCCATTGATCTTGCAGGCTTTGAAGACTTAGCCAAAGGTCAGACCAACAAGAAACGCTTAGACGAGTCCGCCATTGCTGTCGTTAAGATCAATGACACTGACGGCTCCTGGTGGATCAAGGACATCATCCATGGTCGCTGGGACATCAAGGAAACGGCTGTAAAAATCCTTACAGCTATCCGAGAGTACCGGCCGGTGGCTGTCGGTATCGAACAAGGCTCTCTGAAGAAAGCAGTACTTCCGTACCTTACGGACCTTATGAGGAAGTACAACATATACATGCACATCACGGAGCTGACTCACGGCAACCGTCGGAAGGCTGACCGGATCGTCTGGAGTCTTCAAGGTCGCTTTGAGCACGGAAGGATCATCTTGAACCCCAAGGCAGACCTAGCGGACTTCAAGGAACAACTCCTGCTGTTCCCCTCCGTAGGCGTCCACGATGACCTTGTGGATGCTTTATCTTACGTCGATCAGCTCGCCATAGCGAACTATAACCAGGACTACGAGGACGAGGGTTATGAAACTTTTGACATCATATCGGGATACTAAACAATGAACGAAGAACCTCAATTACCCGGTCAGGAAGACTCTGACGACTTTGATCGTGAGCTTGTGGCATGGGTGACAGGCCATACGGACCAATGGAGGGACTACCGAGACACCAACTACAGGGACTTGTGGTTGGAGTATGAGCGTATCTGGCGTGGAGTCTGGTCCTCTGAGGACAAAACCCGAGAGTCTGAGCGTTCACGGCTCATCTCCCCGGCTACCCAGCAGGCCATTGAGACTCGCCATGCTGAAATCATGGAAGCCATCATGGGCTCCGGAGAGTTCTTTGACATTCAGGATGACATCAAAGACCCTCAGCATCTGGATATTGACAAACTGAAGGCCCAGCTCCATGAGGACTTCAAGCTCAATGGCGTCAAGAAAGCCGTGGATCAGATCGTCCTCTTGGGTGAAATCTACGGCACCGGCATCGGTGAGATTATCGTCAAGGACGAAGACACCTACAAGCCCTCCACGCAGCCTATTCCTGGCCTTCAAGGTCAAGCAGCCTATGGCGTCATGGAAGGCAGCCGTACCTGCGTCAAGCCTGTTCCGGTCAATCCTAAGAACTTCCTTATTGACCCCAACGCTACCTGCATCGAAGAGGCTCTTGGTGTCGGTATTGAGAAGTATGTCTCTATCCATAAGATCGTGGAAGGCATGGAGTCCGGTAAGTACCGTAAGGTGGCTACGGGTACCCTGTATTCTGACGACAAACTTGAGGCTACGCAAGAGACTACCGACTTCCAGCAAGGCAAAGTCAAGCTCCTGACCTACTACGGTCTGGCCCCCAAGGACATCCTTCAGAAGATCAAGGACGAGGATGTTGAAGAACTCTTCCCTGAGCACTCCGAAGAGAACAAGTATAGCGGTCTGGTGGAAGCCATCATCGTCATTGCCAACGATGGAGTGCTGCTCAAGGCTGAAGAGAACCCCTACATGATGAAGGACCGTCCGGTGATCGCCTATCAGGCCGATACCGTACCGGGTCGCTTCTGGGGTCGAGGCACCGTGGAGAAGGCTTACAACATGCAGAAGGCTATTGACGCCACTCTGCGGGCCGACATGGACTCCAGAGCCCTCACCACAGCCCCTATGGTGGCCTTGGATGCCACCCGCCTGCCCCGTGGAGCCAAGTTTGAGGTCAAACCAGGCAAGGCATTGCTCACTAACGGCAATCCGGCAGAGATTCTGATGCCTTTTAGCTTCGGACAGCACAAGCAAGAAAACGCTATGGCTGCTCAGAACTTTGAACGGATGCTCTTACAGGCCACTGGCACCGTAGATAGCGCCGGAATGCCCTCTCAGGTCGGTGGAGATGCCGGTATGGGCGGTATGAGCATGGCTATGGCAGGGATTATCAAGAAGTACAAGCGTACCTTGACGAACTTCCAAGAGGATTTCCTCATTCCTTTCGTCAACAAGGCTGCTTGGCGCTACATGCAGTTCGATCCTGACCGTTATCCCTCCACGGACCTTACTTTTGTGCCCACAGGGTGCTTAGGTATTCTGGCTCGGGAGTACGAACAGGCCATGTTGACCAATCTGTTGAAGACCTTAGGGCCGGATACCCCTGTACTGCCCTTAATCATGACTGGAATCATCCAGAACAGCTCTCTGGCGAACCGTGGAGAACTCTTGGAAGCCCTCCAGAAGATGTCTCAGCCTAATCCTGAGCAACAACAGGCCCAACAGCAGGCTCAGCAGCTTCAAGCGGCTCTGTTGCAGGCCCAGGTACAGGAAACCCAAGCGAAGGCTCAGAAGGCCGCTGCTGAGGCTCAGATTGCCCCTCTGGTGGCTAAGGCGAAGCTCATTGCAGCCCTGTCGAACAACCTTGACGACGATGCTGAAGGCAAGGACTTTGAGCGTAGAGCCAAGATGGCTGAATTGATGCTCAAGGAGCAAGACATCCACAGTAACGAACGGATTGCTTACGCTCAGATTCAAGCCTCAAAGGAGAAAAATAGTACTCAAAGTACTTGACTTTTAGGTAGTACTTCTGGTAGAATGCCAATCATCTAAAGTACACAAGCGGGTTTACTAGTGCAAGGGGCGCACAGCAGCCTTCCAAGCTGAAGACCGCGGAGTTCGACTCTCCAAGCCCGCTCCAATCAACCCTCCAGAGATACCGAAAGGACAATATCAATGGATCAAGAACTTCAAGTCTACTATGAGGAAAGTTTCAGTACCTTTGCTACAAAGGGTTGGGGCTTCCTTATTGAAGACTTTAAAAAGTTAAGAGAAGCAGTCAACGATCTATCCACGGTACCGGACCCCAACCAACTCATGTTCCGTAAAGGCCAGTTGGATATTCTTGACCTGATCTTAAACCGCAAAGCGATGTGTGAGAAAACTTGGGAGGAACTTCAGAATGAAGAGAATCTTTGAGTTTGCTTGTCCTAACGGACACATCACGGAGCAACTGCAAGACGACACCATTAGGCATATTCATTGTCCTCAATGTGAGTTCGTTGCGCAAAGGATCGTTTCCGCCCCGCAAGTCAAACTGGAAGGCATCACAGGTGCTTTCCCAGGAGCTTACGAGAGGTGGGAGCGAGTTCGGGCTGAAAAGCTCAAGGAAGAACGCAAAAAGAACGCCTCCTACGGTCGGGACTATACCCCGGCTGCTTGAGGAACAACTCTGATTGCATATTTAAATATCCTAGAACCCGAGAGGGCAGGATGAAAGGTAGGTATGGCTGAACTTATTGATTTTGATGAACTGCCGGGTAACGGCCCTGATGTAGTCGAGGAACCTAAAGAAACACCGGCTCCAGAGCCCAAAGCCGAAGTCCCTGAACTCCCTGAGAAATACAAGGGCAAAAGTTTAGATGACATTGTGAAGATGCACCAAGAGGCTGAAAGGCTGATCGGTAAGCAGGCTCAAGAGGTTGGTGAGGTCCGAAAGCTCGCAGACGAGTTACTCAAGCAACAACTCTCAAATAACAAACAAGCGCCTACAGAAGAAGAGACAGAGATTGACTTCTTCGCAGACCCCAAGGCCGCAGTCTCCAAAGCAGTAGAAAAGCATCCTGACGTACAGGAAGCTAAGCGTCTAACAGCCGAACTGAAGCAACAACAGGCTTCTAAGGCTCTCCACGAAAAGCATCCAGACATGAAGGACATTGTATCTGATCCTGAGTTCGCTAATTGGGTCAAAGCTTCTAAGGTACGGACCAATCTGTTCCTGGCGGCTGACACTCAGTACGACACAGACGCAGCCGATGAGCTTCTTTCTACTTACAAGGAACTGAAAGCAGTACGTAACGCACAGGCAAAGAAAGACTCTGACGAACTCCGTCAGGCAACTCTGAAGGCCGCAAGTGTGGACGTTTCGGGCACAGGGGAAAGCTCTAAGAAAGTTTATCGTCGTGCCGACCTTATCCGGCTACGTATGACTGATCCGGCTCGCTATGAAGCACTTCAACCCGAAATTATGAGTGCCTACGCAGACGGAAGAGTGAAGTAAATAACCCTCAAGTATTTAGGAGATTAAAATATGCCTTTAGGTACCTCTCACGTTACGCTGGCGACAGCGGACAAGTTCATCCCCGAAGTCTGGTCGGATGAAATCATTGCTTCTTACAAGAAGAACCTCGTCATGGCCAATCTGGTCAAGAAGATGAACTTCAAGGGTAAGAAAGGAGACACCGTACACATTCCGGCTCCGACCCGTGGTAGTGCCTCGCTGAAGGCTGCTTCTACTCAAGTGACGCTGCAAGCCGCCACTGAGTCTGAAGTGATTGTCCTCATCAACAAGCACTATGAGTATAGCCGACTGATCGAAGACATCGTGGCTGTTCAGGCTCTGTCCTCGCTGCGTAACTTCTACACGGAAGACGCTGGCTACGCTCTTGCTAAGCAGGTCGATACCGACATCATCGCCCTCGGCCGTGCTGTTCAAGGTGGCGGCGGTACGACTGCCTACAGCGGTGCCTTCTCGGGCGCTGACGGCACGACTGCCTACGTTGCTGGCACGAACACCGGCATGGGTGCCCTGACGGATGCTGCGATTCGTCGCACGATCCAACGTCTTGACGACAACGACTTCCCGATGGATGGTCGCTTCCTGGTGATGCCTCCGAGCAGCCGTAACACCATGATGGGTATTGCCCGTTACACCGAGCAAGCCTTCGTCGGCGAGCAAGGCGGTAACAACACGATCCGTAACGGTGAAGTGGGTAACGTCTACGGTACTCCCGTGTTCATTACCACCAACGCTGATACGACCTCGGGCTCTACGGCTACCCGTATCGTTCTCTTCGGTCATCGTGACTTCGCGGTGTTCGTTGAGCAACAAGGCGTCCGCTCGCAGACTCAGTACAAGCAAGAGTACCTTGCTAACCTGTTCACCTCGGACACCATCTACGGTGTGTCGGAGCTGCGTGATAACGGCGCAGTCGCTCTGGCCGTTCCTGCCTAAGTAACCCAAGAGAGCCCTTCGGGGCTTTCTTCATTGAACAACTAATCAAGAGTCTTGCATCCCTAACTACGGCTCTGGAGCGCCATCTCCAGAGTCCTTTTTCCAGAGTTCTCCGTTTGAGAGCCGTGAAGAAAGGAATCAATATGACAGTGAAATTCAAGTGTAAGCATACCGGACAGGTCTACGAGTTCCAAGACTACGACGCTGAAGAGATGCGTAAGCACTCTGAGTACGAAGAAGTGATTGAACAGGAAGAGAAGACCGAAGAGAAGCCCAAGAGCAAAGCTAAAGGAAAGTAAATGACTATTTACCGTGGACCAGGAGGTGGGGGTACTACCACGACAGGCTCTCAGGGCTCAACCCCAACTAGCCCGGTGGGAACCCCTTCCGGGGCTAGCCTCGGCATCCATTCAGGCTCCCAGCCTCCGAGTGACCCAACCAAGTACCCTTTCTGGTTCGACAGGTCGGCGGGGACGTTCTACGTGTACGTGTCGGATGAAACCTCTTCGCAATGGATCGAGGTCACCGGAGGCGTCTACTACCCGGATGTGCCTCCCGCGCCCTCTCCAGCGCCTGCTCCTGCCCCCGCTCCTAGCTTCTCGGTGTCCATTCCTGCCGAGAACGGTACACTTGCCGGAGGCGCAACCACCAGCACGGAAATTGAAGGTTATGAAGGTACCGCTCATCTGGCTTGGTTCACTACAGGCTCCGAGACAGCCACGTACACAGTCACCGCTCCTTCGTCCGGCACCTACGACCTAAAGATTCGATTCTTCACTTGGGGGCCTCAGCAGAACAATGTTAAGGTCAACAGTGCTCCGTACACGACCTACGACTTTAATAGTGGACAAGAGTGGGCCATCAAGACCGTCCCGGTCACTCTGACGGCAGGCTCCAACACAATTCAACTCAGTGCCTGGAGCGGCTATACCTATTTTGATACGATCACTGTAAGTTCTCAAGTCGCTGCTCCGGCTCCTGCGCCCTCTCCGTCCGGCCCTACGTTGGCTGATGGCTTCCCTAAGCGAATCCTGGCTACGTACTTTGAGGCATACGCCTCCACTGCCGGTACGACATTCAAGATCACCGATGTCCCTACGGACTTCAACGTGATTTACCTGTTCAACGCACGCTGCAACAGCGACGGATCGGTTTCCTTCCCGTTCCTGAACGCCCCTATCACCAAGGCTGATGTGCAGACATGTCGGGATCGCGGCCAAAAGGTCATCCTCACGGTCGGTGGCGCAGGCTTGCAGTTCATCTTTTCAAACCGTACTCAGACTACGAACTTCGTCAACTCCCTTCAAGATGTCATCACGGCACTCGGAGGCGTGGACGGTATTGATTGGAACAACTTTGAGGGCGGTTCACTCACTCCTTCCAACCTTGGAGCGTTTGTTACTGAAACGATTTGGGCCACGCAGCAATTACGCAACGTGTATGGACTCACCTTCGGCAGCACAGCTCCCGTGGGCGGCAATACAGCAGACCCGACTCAGTTGCAGTGGGCTACAGCCATGAACAACGCAGGGTGTCTCACATGGGTTAATCCTCAGTACTACGACTGGAGCGGCTACAAGGAACCCGGCTTCGTTAGTAACTACACGCCTGCTTCCGGTACCTATGGCTATGACCTCAATTCCCGTTGGGTTGGTGCTATGGGTGGCGATGCCTCTAAGGTTGTCATGGGCTTCTCTGCGAACTATTGGGGCTACAACTTACCGGCAGGACAGACTCACGCTCCCTACGCACAGGCTCTCACGCTTGCTGAGTGTACCCGTGAGTTCGACGCAGCAACTACAAAGTACCCAAACCAGCGCGGAGCCTTCTGCTGGAACGCCTACCTGAACTCAGCTTCGGTCAACCAATACGGCGCTGCATCGAGCGACGGCAACAACGTGTGGGGCTCTACCATGAAGGCCCGCTTGGACGCTCTGGCTTGACCAGGAGAAATAATGACAGACATCAACTTCCCTACTGAGCCGACAGCCGGACAACTCTACATCTTTGGTACGCGAAAGTTTCGCTTCAACGGTCGAGGATGGCAGTTACTCTCCCAAGACGAGAAGCTACGGGATACTGTGAGTGTTAAGGACTTTGGAGCCCTCGGCGACGGCGCAACTGATGACACTGTGGCCGTTCAGGCGGCATTCGACTATGCTGCCACCACAAGCAAGGCGGTCCATGCGCCTGCCGGGACTTATTTGGTCGGCAACCTGAACTTCGGTACCAACGCTATCGGCTCCCCGGCCAACGGCCCGAAGCGGCTGACGGGTGATGGTATCGCCACCACGTTCAAGGCCAAGGAAGGCACCACAGGCACGCTCATCAACGCGCGCAACCTCGCAGGCGTCACACTGGCGAACTTCAATATCGATTGCGACAGCAAGGCTGCCACCGGCATTGACACATCTTGGTACAGCGTCGGACCTTCGATGTATAACACCTACTCTAAGGTGTTGGTGGAGAACTACAACGGAGGCCCCGGCTGGATAGCCACCAATAACAACGACTGCACCTTCGATCAGGTGCATGTGCGCACTCCGCAAGGAGGCGCTACGGTTGCTCTTTCGCTTAAGGCTTCAGGCGGTCTTGTGTACATGAAGGACTGTATCTGGAGTAACGCTTTCCTGTACCTTGGAGCACAGAACTACACGCTCACAGGCTGCTGGGGACACGGAATCCAGTTCGCGGCCGGATGTGTCAATGCCGGTGTGATCAATGGCGGTTATGTCTACGCCTCGGCTTCCACTGGTGCTTGCTTCTCGTCTGAATCGCTGTCTAGCGGCTGCAAGGTCGAATCTCTCGTGATGAACGGTACATGGCTGGACTTGGCGGATAATACCCGCTGCGTGTTCCAACTCCGAGCTGCCGGACAGATTGACCTTAATGCCTGCGTGTTGGTTCCCATTTCAGAGGGGCCTCAGTTACTGCACGCTTCTTCCGTGTCAGACACGGGTGTTGTGCGTGTAAACCTTAACGGTGGGCGGGCTGAGCCTGGAGGTACGTTAGGGCTCGACATCCCGACCAATTACGTCCTCACGCGAACGAACTTCAACAACAATGGCACGGTGCAAAACAGCACGTCAGGCACCTTTGTTCCGTCTTTAAAGTTCGGTGGAGCTAACGCCGGCATGGTGACTTCAAACGCGGTCGGACGTTACACCATCGCAGGCGGTTATTGCTTCTTTGAGCTTCTGATTGCCTTGGGCGCAAAGGGAACATCCACGGGAGGCGCAACCATCGACGGACTGCCACTTGCCCCGGCGGCCGTGGCACCGGACCGCACCTTCTCGATGATGGCGCAGAATGTTACCTACAGCGGCTCGCTTGCGCCCTTTCTGGGCAGTGGTTCGACATCCCTTGTGTTGTTCTCCCAGGCATCAGGGACAGGGGTGTCACAACTGAGCGACTCCGCATTCACCAACAGCAGCGACATCCGTATCAGCGGTGCGTATGGTCTTTGAGAGCTCTCATGAATGATATTGAACACAGAGTATTCAGGTTAGAGTTGACCGTGGAAGGCCATACAGAAGAACTAAAAGAACTCCAGACAAACGGTAAGACAATGAGAGAGTCCCTGGAGGCAATCGTCAGGACACTTCAGCAGATCAAGTGGCTGACCATCGGTGGAGGTGTTGTCTTCTTAGCTACTCAGCTTGGACTCACAGAAGTATTAAAGATCATACTTTGAAAGGATCACAATGGCTCTGCCGACATACTTAGAACTAGTCAATGAGGTACTTGTACGGCTCCGAGAGCCCGAGGTGGGGACTGTCAAAGAGAACGCCCTTTCAGCCCTTATCGGTAAGTTTATTAACGACTCCAAGCGTGTCGTTGAAGACGCCTATAACTGGAATGCCTTGACGGCCACACTCACGGCTACTACGTCCCCTGGGGTCTTCAACTACGCCTTGGTGGGCACGGGAGGCCGCTTCAAGGTCATTGAAGTGTTCAACAGCACTGACCGCCACCACATGAAGGCCAAGAGCACCGTGGAGATGACCAAACTGTTTATCTCTAATCCTAGTCCGGCTACAGGAGCCCCTGCTTACTATAACTTCAACGGTATTGACAGCAACGGGGACACTCAGGTAGACCTCTATCCGGTTCCTAACGATACCTACACGGTATTCTTTAACATCTACCAACCTCAGGACAAACTCTCCATCGACGGGGATACCTTGAAGGTTCCTGAAGAACCTGTTGTCCAGTTAGCCTACGCACGGGCTCTGGTGGAACGAGGTGAAGACGGAGGACTTCAAAGCTCTGAAGCCTACCAGCTCTACAAAGGCATCTTGGCAGACTACATCGCCATTGAAGTTAGCCGGTACCCTGAGGAAGAAAGCTGGGTGGCAACGTGAGTCAGCAGGTACAAGTCTACAGTATCACAGCCCCAGGCTTCATGGGGTTGAACACACAGGACTCGTCCTTAGACTTAGCCTCAGGGTTCGCCTTAACGGCTGTCAACTGTGTGATTGACCAGTTTGGACGGATTGGAGCCCGTAAGGGCTGGGTAGCTCAGAACACCTCTAATGCTGCTCTAGGGACTTCTGACGTTAAAGCCATGGGTGAACTTATCACTGATGATGGCTTTCATTTCATCCTTGTAGCCGGTAACAACAAGCTCTTTAGGCTCAACGCTGGAGTCCTTACGGAGATTACCTACGGAGGTGGCGGCACAGCTCCTGCGATCACTGACAGCAATTGGAAGATTGCAGTACTTAACGGGTGCATGTACTTCTTCCAAGGCGGTCACGATCCCTTAGTCTTTGAGCCTGCTGTCAGTACAACAACCTACAAGCGTGTATCTGAGAAGACAGGCTACGCAGGTACGGTCCCTCAGGCTGATGAGGTTATCTCTGCTTACGGTCGCTTGTGGGCTGTTAGTACGACCACCAACAAGTCCACTGTGTACTTCTCGGACCTTCTCTCGGGCCATGTGTGGACTACAGGTACCGCAGGGAGCTTGGACGTTACTACCGTGTGGCCCAAGGGTGGGGACATCGTAGTGGGTCTTGGAGCCCATAACGGCTTCCTGTACCTCTTCGGACGCAGCAGCATCCTTGTGTACCAAGGAGCCACCTCACCGGCCTCTATGACCTTGGCGGATAGCGTTGTAGGTATTGGTTGCATCGCCAGA